TGACCTCCGTTTAGGTTTACTGTTGGGTTTTTAGCGGCTTTTGCTTGAACGATAAGGTGGACTCTCCTGAGAATCCTTGAGGTTCCGATGCGCTTACCAGTCTTCTTAGATTTTCTGTTTATGTTTCCGGCAGGTGCCCCTAAATAGTCGGCGATCCTTCGGCGCTCCTGGCCCGGGCTCTTGGGCGGCACTAGGACGAACAATCTCACCATCAAATAGAAGAACCTGCTGTTGATGGCCTTGTGCAAATCGCGCGATGTCGTCAGCAGATACTGCTTCATGGCAAGGTCGAACTTGCCACTGTCGACCGTCATGTTGACTCCGAATTTCACTTGGTCTTGGCCCCCAGCTCAAGGTTGTAGTAGGCACCGGAGGCATCCACACGGCAGGACAGGATGCGGAGGGTGCGTCCCTGGTAGACCAGCGTCCTGCCGACCACCGGCCGAGGCTTGCAAAAGGTCATGGCGATGCGGTCGCTGTTCTCTTGGAGAATGAACAGGCCGTCTTCCTTGAGCAGCCTGGAGAAAGTGGTCCCTTGGTCGAGCGTGTAGAGTGTGCTGTCCATCGAGACCAGGGTGCTGTCGCAGGTCTTCCAGTCGCTGAACATGACCAGGATCCTCGATGTCGCATTGTCCTGGAACCCACCGGAGATGGGCACGTTGGCATCGTTGACCGCTGCCGGGATGCACCGGATCGACGTGCCCTCCCAGATGAACATCGGCGCCCCCAGCATTTGCTGGAGCACCGCCATGCCCTGCTGGAGGCTGGATCCGATGGTGGTCATCAGGTGGTGAAGTAAGTGCCAGAGACTATCAGCCGGCTGGTGGCCTGGAGATTGGCGGCCAAACTGGTGGCAGCTCCTGTCTCGAAATGCGACAGCTCGAGGTAGCTGGTGCCGGCGATTAACCGGGCGATGATGGCGGTCTTGGCCTGGTTGGTTCCGTTGGTCAGCCACACCGCCGCGGCGGCCTCGTAGGTCACAGCATCAGGCAGCGACAGTCGGAGGTTGCCTGTGGCGGATCCAGTCACCGAGTTGACGGTGACGTCCGCGGTGAAGGTGGTCACGCATCCTATGGTGGTGTGCCGGGCGGTGTTGATGGTGATGGCGTAGGTGCGACCACCGCCGGAGTCGATGAGGGTCGGCACCCAGGTCGTTGGCGTGACCAACGGCAGGGCGGCATATAGCTCGTCGAAATTGTCGTTAATTTTCTCACCGGCGCCGCGGAGGGTGTCCCCGGTGTTGTCGTTGGCGATGGTGCCGATGTTGATCGTTTGCTGGGCCATAGTTTTATTTCTTGGGTAGGACGTACCAGCCGGCCGGAAGGGTCACCCGGGAAGGCCCGACCAGCTTCTTGTCGGCATCGAAAGCATAGACACTGGCCTTCACCGGCTGGGCCAGCATTACCGGATCACCGGAAGGGACCAGGACCACCCGTGTCATCTGGCAGCCCAGGCAGGTCAGCAACACGGCCATCCAGATCGCTCTTGAGGGCTTCGGGAGCTTTGCCATGTTGCACATCGGTAGGTGGTGTTTCGCGTAGGAAGTCCAGCAGAGCCTTGAGGATCTGATAGACCCAGTTCACGGCTTAGGAACTTCGACAGCGTCCTTGGCATCCTTGGCCCAGATCAGGCCGATACCAGCGGTGACCGCGGCAATGGTCGTAGTCAGGTCGAGGTTGGTTGTCGGGTCACCGTCGAACAGGGCCTTGAGAGCCCCACCAACAGCGACCAGTATGGCACCCACACCAGCGAGAGTTGTTTTCGTGTTTTTCATTTAGAGCGGAATAATCGAAATGCGGCGTAACAGGCGCAAAGTAAGCCGATCACTGCCGTGATAAGCCTTACCCAGTCGGTGAGCATCGGGATAAACGAAACAGCGGTGGCACCTGCCGCTGCTGCTAGGCTTAGTCCAGGGCTGGTGCTGCTGTTCGTTGGTTCCATTACTCGGTGGGCTGTGCGGCTTCAACCACCGGATTCGCCGCTTTGTAAGCCTCCACAACCGCCGGAGTCCACAGCGCATTGGCGATATTCACCACCTCGGTTGGCTGTCCTTCCAGCGAGTCACCGGGGTTGAGCGTGTACTGAGCGGTAATCTCACTGCCGACAACCGCGCCGTCGCTGTCGTAATCAACTCCGGTCGTCACGAACAGCGAGTTGTTCTGGTTTACCTGCACTGCGACGATATTGACTGGTACGATCATTGGATGGTGGGGCTAGGGGTTTGAGCGGCGGCGTAGGCTGCGACAGCGGCAGGAGTCCAGACCGCATTTGCAATCGCGACAACCTGCTCGGGCTGACCAGCGAGGTCAGAGCCGGGAGCGAGACAATAGCGGCGGAAGGTGGAGGCTTTGACAACCTCGCCATCGACGATCTGGTCCGACAGGCGGACTTGGAGCGTCGTGTTGGGGAGAACCTCGCAGAGCGAAAAAATGGTGCGTTCTGTTAGCATAGGATTATACGTTATAGGTTATAGTCGTAGTGAGATATCTTCCTGTGCCGGGGTTATGTTGTGCTTTAGAGTAAGCTCCTAAAATAAAAAACTCTATTTCGGTTCCGGCATTCCAACTAGCCAGAGTTGTTGATGTTGCAAACAAGTCAAATGCAATTGAAGATCCAGCAAAATTTTGAGGACCATTGAAAGGCAATCCATCAATACTAACATTACCAGATGCACCAACTGTGCTTACATTGTTGTAGTTAATATTTACCGTTACTTTCCTTCCTACTTTTGTGTATGTGCCAGTAGCGGTTACAGCAATCGTTGGATTTGAAACACTTCCTTTCAACGTACCCGTCCACGTCCCCTCCTCGTAATCGTCGAGCGTGTTCGCATCGGACGCAGCGACTTGCGTGGCGGGGAATGTGATGCCGCTCTTGAGTTGGAGAACACCGCCGTTGGCGTTTGCACTCGTAACACCCACCAGCAAATTACCACTCGCAGTGAGGATCATCGGAGTCGCATAACCGCTATTATAAGCAGTTGCGGAATACTGGAAAGCCAAGTCACCACCGCTAGATTTAACCTTGTAGTTCTTGTTCGCCGTCGTCTCCGAAAATATTAGCGCAGAATCTGAACCAGCGCGAAGCCGTAGCTCACCATCGCCAGAACCAAGAACATCGAGCGGAACAGTCGGACTCGCCGTACCAATACCCACCCGATTGTTCGTCGCATCAACCACCAGCGTCGTGGTGTCCACTACCAACGCGCCGGTGATGGTGGCGGATGCGAGGGTGGCGGTGCCGGATGCTCCGAGGATGTTGTTTACGCTGATCTTCTTAGTCGTACCAGATGCGGCCATCGACGTATCGGATACATCGACCACCGGAAACATATCGTTGACTGGATCAGCAGCCGTTAAGGCTGTTAGTGCTGTAATCTTTGAGTCTGCCATAGGTCAGTTGGATTGGATTGCGAGTTTAAAGAGGTCTTCCTGTTGCAGAAAACCAGCGTCTTCTCGCAACAGAGAATCGAAAGTGCCAAAGGTGATGACGATCTTTCCGGTGCCGTCTTCTTGCAGCACAAAGAACTCGTCCTCTTGCAGAACATCTCGACGCAGCACCGGCGCATCAGTGCCACCGGCTTGACCGGCAAACAACCGATTGAGTGCTATGCCGAGTGAGATCATTTATGCTCGGGCGTTAAACGCTACGACAGAACCGGATAAGATCTGGAAGCCGGTGATGTTGCCAACAAGCGGGAATCCAGCCGGAATCGTCTTGGATGTCCAAGTGCCAGCAATACGGTTGCCGGTGATGGAAGTAAAGACTGTTGGCTCGGTGGGAATCAAGCCAGACCACGCGCCAGTCTGGGCTGCGGTAGTGGTAAACAGCTCAAAGCCTTCTCGGCCCATGCTGTACTCGGTAGAAATGTCTGCTTGAACGGCCATAAAATTGTTTTTCGTTAAAGGGAGGGTCACCAGCGTGTCCAGTGACCCTCCCAGTTTTGGTTGTTTAACCTTTGCGAATCTTCGGCGCCAGACTGCCCTGTATCCACAGGATCAGTTTGCCTCCCTCGGGAATAGTCGCGGTGTTGAAGTTGGTGCGCTGGAGTGACGCATCGACTTCGGGGCCGGCGACAATCTTAGCCTTGTCGTTTCGGTCCACCGAGATAGTTGTGGCGATTCTCATGGGTAACCTTAAGCGGTGACCAGAACTTCGGCCTGGGTCGTGTCCGCGGCCGCGGCGCCGAACATGATGTCGTAGGACGCCATGTGAGCGCGGGAGGCGCGGCTGTACCAGACGGACAACAAGCAGCTCAGGCCGTTGGCGGTGGTGACGGCGCGTTGCTCGAGGAATTCACCGGCGATCATACCGACCGGCAGGCCGGAGGCGATGGCGATGGCATCAGGGCCGCAGACGAAGCCAGCGGTGTTGGTCTCGGCAGAGGTCCAGCGGTTGTTCTCGGCGACCACGTCGAAGCCGAACCGGCCATTGGCCAGCATTTCTAGGCGGCTGTCGGGGAAGGTGCATTGCAAGACGCAACTACATGTAGTTATATCATTGGCATTGGCGCAAATGCGCTAAACAAAAATACTATCGGAGCCAGAAATGTTGCAATAGGTGGTTTTGCGTTGGGAACTAATGTTAGCGGAAGTGATTGCACTGCGGTTGGATATGAAGCTGGAATAGTAAGTTTAAGCAGTGGAATTACGGCCATTGGAAGCAAAGCATTAACAGCTAATACCAGCGGAGCAAACAACACTGCTGTAGGATTTTCTGCATTACTTGCTAACATTACCGGCTCAGAAAATGTGGCTGTTGGTTCTTCTGCTCTTCCTAGTTCAACTTCAAATGGAAACACGGCAGTTGGATTTAATTCTGGTTATTACATATCAACTGGTGTTAAAAACATAGGACTTGGACATTCAGCGGCTTCAGGCGTTAACAGCGGAAGCTACAACATCGCAATTGGTACTGATTCTCTGGCAAGCTCTCTTTTTGGTTTATTCCACATTGGAAATGACAACGTCGCCATTGGCCGTTCCTCGATGTTGTCTTCAGGATTCATTTCTGGTGCCAACAACGTAGGCATCGGAAAGGATACATTCCGCAATCTGGGCAGTGGTGCTAGCAACGTCGCCATTGGGAGAGAATCTGCAAATAAACTAACCACAGGACAAACCAACACATACGTTGGTGCTGCTGCTGGTTATGCCAATCTAACTGGAGACAACAACGTAGGCATTGGTTTTCAAGCATTAGTTGCAGCCACCGTATCAAATCTTACCGCTGTTGGATCTAATGCGCTGGTTTCAAATACAAGCGGCATACAGAACACTGCTGTTGGGCGGGAAGCGTTGGCGGCGGTTGTCACCACTTCCAACAACACCGCTCTTGGGTATCAAGCGGGTGAGTTTACCACTGGAGCGGACAACACCGCCATCGGTTCCAATGCACTAGGATTGGCTACGGGTGGAACCGGAAACACTGCTGTTGGAGTTTCTTCATTAGGTGCTGGAATTGTAACAGGAAATTACAATACTGCCATTGGAATAGGTTCTGGAGCTATAGTAACTTCTGGTGCAAACAATACGCTTCTTGGAGTTGATGCTGGAGATACTACAACTACCGGATCTTCAAACATTTGCATCGGTCGACTTGCGAGAACTAGTGCAGCAGGAGCTTCAAACGAACTGTCCGTTGGCTCCTCCACTTACTTTGTCGCAACGGACGGAGCAGCAAACACCTTCTTCACATCTGCCAACGTACTAAGCACCGGAACGCTTCCAGCAACTTGTGGATTTATAAAAATAAATCTCAACGGAACCATTCGTAAGATTGCTGTGTACGCTGTCTAATCTCTAACAATATGCCTATCACCTACCTTTGGACCGCCACCAGCCTCATCGGCTACCCCGTCATCGACGGTGAGACTGATGTCGTTACCCGCGCTTCGTACACCGTCCTCGCTGACGATGGCGACGGCCACACGGCAGACTATTCCAACTTCGCGCTTACGCCGATTGATCCGTCTGTGCCGTTTATTCCGTTCGCTGACTTGACCAATGACATCGTCATCGGCTGGGTGCAGTACCACATCGGACCTGACTTGATTGCTTCGATTCAGGGTAGCCTCGCTATTCAGGTCGAGCGGCAGATTGATCCGCCGCCGCAGCCGGAAGTGCTGCCGTTGCCGTGGCCTACGCCTGAGCCTCCTCAAGTCGAGCGTTCAGTGCCGGTTGTCGAGCCGATTGCGGAGCCGGTTGTGGTTGCAGAGACTGAAGTTATTGTCGAGACTTCCGAGCCGACAAACTGACATCTATGCAAGCATTCACACTCAACTTCGACGCCGCTACCGCCAACGCACTGATTGCTGCCCTTGAAGTCGCAAGACGACAGGGCGACTTTGCAGCCGCTCGCACTGCGGTTTCCATCATCAGCGAAATCATTCGGCAGGATGAAGAGTTCAAGGCCGCTCAGGCTTCTGAATCCGCTCAACCTAAGTCCGAGTAATAAAGTCAACTAACCATCACGATGACGGACCACCACGCTTTTATTAGAGACATCTCAATCGGCGTCGGTGGTCCGATCATCGGTATTCTGGGGAACGCGGTATTTTCAGATCCTCATCTCAAGACTGC